CAATAGCTTTCTTTATGCTGTTGTCCCACACATCAAGAGTTGTAATATATTTCATCGTTCAATATCCCTTCTAAAATATTATTTATCTCGCAAATTTCTGTTAGTGCTTCCGTTCTTTCAGCTTCAGTACTGAAGTGACTACTAGCCCTCCTTGTTAAATCATCCATATGCTCACTAAATTTGTAGAGCTTTTTCTTATGATAAATTAAGTTATCCATTGTCATTCCCTTGTTGATTTATTTGACGCATCATTTCGTCAATCCTAGCTATAATTGGTGCACTCTTTTTTTTGTAAGCTATCTCTTTTATTTTCTCTAGCATCTCCTCACGTTCTTCTAACGTTCCAAAAACAGTTCCTCTTTCTTCGTCAATAATCATTTTATACCTCCATTATTAAATAAGTTATGATCCATGCTAGTATTCCTAGAATAGCCGTAATTGCTATCGTTCCTATAATCCAAGTTAAAAACATTTTTACACCTCCACTACTCTAATAATACCGTTACATTCAGATGCACAAAAAGATGCATCTTCTAGATTATCATGATCAGCATACACATACGGATCACCTAAATCATCATAAGCTATAACAATATAAAGTTTCATTTTTACCCCTCTTTATATGTCTACTACAAAGCCTGTTGTATCTTTCTTTGCCTTGCCTTTAGCATACAATGCCACGATTGAATTACTAGGATCAAGAAAACGTAAATCATCTTTGTCACCGTCTGTCACATTTATGCCACGCCATTGTGGTAGCTTGTACTCTTTACGGAACACCACAGCCGCATTCATACCATTGTCGAGTGCGTCTTGTAGCTTGTCGGCATACTGGACATTCGCACCTGAGTAAGACCACGTTAAGTGATAGTTTGGTATGTGTTTAGTCTTTCTGTTAGAAATCTTGGTATAGTCATAGAATTGGACAGACCTAAACATTTCAAAGATATTTAAACCGTATGGTCTAATATTTTCCCATCTAATGTCTGTTGTACCGTTCAATCTAACACATGGCTGTATGTCACGTTTTTTACAATAGGTTTTAAACTTTTGAATATCGTCTATTAGTTGACGCATAAAGCCTGTCTTATCACGATAGAACCATTCAGTTTTACGCATACGTGCAGCTTGCACATTGTTGAATGCTCCACGCCCTGCACTGTATAAACAAGCGTCAATACAGCTAGCTTGTCCAGCCATAGGGCAAGAGTTGAATTGCTTACCATCCACCATAACTTTCCAAGGTGTCATATATAGGATAGCTGTTAAGTATTCGCTACCATCACCCTTGATTGTCTTGGCATTAGTGCCAACACCTAATAATTTGTAGTTACTCATTTTCGTTAATCCTATCTGCTATTGTGTCTTGAATTTTGTCTTGTATCTCACCTATTTGAGAAGCTTTAGTATTGCTTTCTTTATCAACAAAGTCTGGTAAAAGTAATTTTCTTTTCTCAGTTTCTAATATGCTGAATATTGCTACTAGCTCTGTTGTTGTAAATTCCATTTTTAATAACTCCAATTTTGAAACAATTTCTGTTTACAATTAAGATATTAATAATGAGTAAACCACAACATTAAAATTACAGTTTATATTAAATTGTGAGTATTATTTTATTTTGTGTTGTAAGTTTGCAACAAATATCAAGAATTAGGGGAAAGCTCTTTTTATGATCTACAACACCCAGAACATTAAAAGCTACTCAGTGAGCTTTATATTGAGTGTGAGAGGTATTTCTTGGTTTGTTCTGTGTCTGTTCTACTCAGTGTATTTTTGTGATCACAAATCTAGGAGTGTGCTAAGTGTACACACGTTAGTTTTATAGTTGCTTACTCTATTTGTGATCACAGCTATAATAGTTGAATACTGAACGAATTTCTCTCAGAAATAGTTTAAAGTTAAACTAGTTTTCCCCTATTACAGTTTAATACTAAACTAAAATACCGAAAGTAGTTTAATGTTAAACTATCTCCAGCATATTGTGTGTGTATTCTGCACGTATACAAGATATAGCATAGGGACAGGCATGGCCCACGTAGGGGGTGTACGTATATATGTACACACAATGACAGAGAGGGGTATTTTTAGTCTGTTAACCACATTGTTAATCAAGTGGTTTACACTTGTGCTATGCTTAATAGTGGATATAACTAGGGTTATGAAAATATATAAGACAAAGAACAAGTATGTAGTCCTGGATGACAGGGGGTTTATTCTAATTATGACTAGATATAAAAATATATGCCTACGTCTTATGAGTGTGACATAGTGTCATGGCGTGTATTATCCTGTTGTTTTATACTTGAAGCGTGTATAACTATTAGTATATACTTATAGTAATACTTAAGGTATCATTACCTTTATTTTTTATACCTATATTTATACTAATATAAGTATTACTAACAGTAATTACTTAAAGTATTACTTACAGTACCCCATATTCTGCTTTTGTTGTCCCTTTTTTGGAAAAAAAGGTAAAAGTATGTTGACATAAGTATTACTTTAAGTACAACTACCGAAATCAAAATGAGTAAAAATAGAATTAAGTACTTTGAGTCTGACTCAGTGCTTGAAGAGTTCTACAAAGCACTAGCTAATCAGGACGAAAAGAAACTCAGAAGAGTACACATCCCCAGATCTGATGTATTTTATGCTCGTAGAGCCTACTTTGAACACACAGGTAACTGGGAGTCCCTAGATAGAATGGAAAGATCAATGTACCTGGAGGGTATGTTGTCCAGATTTGACGTTCTAGACCCTGACAGAAAAAGAGATTGGGAATAACATGGATGGTTTAAAGATACCAGTAGCCCTTGTTGTAGCAATGGCTGTCCAACTGGCAGGTGTTGTCTGGTATGCCAGTGAGATGGTTCACGATATTGAACATCTAACGGAAACAGTCAACGAACAACAAGAAATAATCAACGTGTTGAACGATGACGTAAACGATTTATGGCAGTTCTGCACCTTCACTGAAAACAAGTGGGCTGAAGCCTACGTTGGAGACATGGTTTATGAACGTGTCTGTGGAAGTAAAGAGGTTGTGGAGGATTAGATGGTCATAGACTTTGACGTAGACGGTGACGGAAAGATCACACCAGAAGAAGTAGCCATGAAAGAGCGTATGCTCGAAGTAGAGCTACGAGAAGAAAAGGCTGAGTCGCAAAAGTTTATGGCATGGGTGGCAATGGGTATGATGATTGTGTTCACAATTGTTTTGTTTACCCCACTAATGACAGACACAAGAGTAGCAGCCCTAGCAGACTTGCTTGGGCTATTTTACATTGCACAGACTGGTGTCGTAGCAGCCTACATGGGAGCGACAGCATACATGGCAGGTAAACCAATGGGCAGCAAAGTAGCAATGAAGAAGGATATGAGATAATGGCAATACCTGCAATACTAGTAGTAATAGGTCAACAAATTTTTAGAATTGCAGGAACTGCTGCAGCAAAAAGAGCCGCTAAACAAATGGGTGGTAAGATAGTAAAAGAAGTACCTAAAGAGCTTAAAAAGAAAAGAGTTAAAGACGAGTTTGCTTTTCAAAAACTATACGGAGAAAAAAAACCAACTTTTGCTGAAAATGTAGGTAATCTTTTTGTAAGAAAATCTAAAAAAGTTAGAACTGACAGCCCAGGTAGAACAAACGTAGATGAAGGAATAGTCACAGGACAAACTAGGACTGGTGGTTTTGGGCGAGGAGAACAAGTTAAGGGTGCAGGTAAAGCGTTGCTAGGTTTAGGTGCAGTAGGTGGAGCAGGTGTTTTAGCTTACACTAAAATTAAACCTGGTGATACAGAGGATACTAAAAAGAGTAGAGAAAGATTAAAACAATTAGAAGCAGATCTAAAAAAATCTGAGTCGGAAAGAAAAGCAGCACAGACAGCAGCAGCTATTGAAAGAGAAATAAGAAAAATAATGGCTGCAGAATCTAAAAAATTTCCTAAACTTAAACCTAGACCTAGACCAAGTGGAAATTCAAGAGGTGGTTTAACTAAGACAGGACACACAGATTTAAGAAAGACAGGATTATTCAGATGAGTTTTAACCTAAGTAAAAGATCACAGGAAAGACTGATGGGTGTACACCCTGATCTAGTCTCTGTTGTTGAGAGAGCCATAGAGATAACTAAAGTTGACTTCGGAGTAACGTGTGGGGTCAGAACCATAGAGGAGCAAGAGGCTAACGTAGCTGCAGGAAGATCTCAAACTATGCGATCCAAACACCTTCCCCAAGAGGATGGATACTCACAGGCTGTGGATGTTGTAGCCTACGTAGGCCCAAACGTATCCTGGGAGTTAAACTTGTACGATGACATCTGTGACGCTTTTAAAGCTGCAGCAGAAGAGTTCGAGTGTGCTGTCAAGTGGGGAGCAGCCTGGAGTGAAGGGGATATCAGAACATATCCAGGAACTTCAGAGGAAGCTATGATGGCTTACATTGATCTAAGAAGATCCCAAGATCGTAGACCGTTTATAGATGCACCACACTTTGAGATGATGTAGAGATGAAAGAGTTTATACTGGTTATAAGTATGTGGGGAAACACTGGGGAGGAGTGGGTCTACACAGGTAATCAGTACATTATGCAGGAACTGTTTACTGAGCAACAGTGTCAGATAATTGCTCAGAACGCAAACTGGGAAAAGTACGAAGAGAATGAATACTTAGGTTTGCAGTTTGACTGTTTTAACAAAGCTGACAGAGAGTGGAAATAAATGCGATGGTTAATACTCGTTCTATTTTTATCTGGTTGTGGTTTGAGTACTCTGGGGTTGCTAGGAGGATCAGACGGTCCTACAGTAAATTCTA